GACGCTCCAACAATCTCTTCTGCGTAACCTGTTGCCGTAGGATTCAAGTCGTCTTTGTCGAAATAAATTTCTGACTTAATGATGAATCGTCTTTCATCGTGGAACACCAAATCTGTAAATACTCTTCCGTTTGGGTGGTCGTTCCAGAATTTTACTAATCTACTTTCAACTGTCTCGTATGATTCGAGGTCAAATTTTCCAGCCATTTTCTATGCCTTCTTCCAGTTATGGGTTTCTTTTGAAACCTGTTAGGGCTAATCTTGCCTTACTTTTTCCGGAATGTCGCCTATTTCGTAATGTGAGTTTTTTGCGTGTCGTATGAGAGGATTACCCCCATGACAACCCTTATCGCAGTTCAACACGAAGACTGGTGTTTAATTGCCGGCGACTCGCAAACCACTTCGTATCACTTGTCTGCGGATTGTTCTCCAATGGGCAAGATTGCGCAGAACGGTAAATACCTTGTAGCCGCCGCCGGCCTTGTTCGCGGTATGAATTTGATTCAGCATTCTTTCAATCCTCCTGCGCCTCCTCGTTCCAACCTTGATAAATTCATGGTTACTACCTTTGTGCCAGCTTTGCGCAAGTGTTTTCAAGCCGCCGGATATGACATGAAAGACGACGGAGATATTGCTTCGCACGATAATGAATTTCTTGTAGCCGTTAATGGCGTTATCTATTTAATAGATGAGGTTTATGGCATTGAGCGCACTTCTAATAAAGTTTATGTAACCGGCTCCGGTATGGAATTGGCTTTAGGTGCGGCTCACGCTCTTGGCATTTCCGAGGTAGATGAATGGGAAGAGGCCGTATCTATTGTCGAGGAAGCCGTTAATACCGCAATTAAATATGATATTTATTCCGGTGGCGCTGTTCAGTTTGCTTTGCAGGATACTCGCGGCAAGTCTTGGATTACCCTCGGTTAAGGTTGCCCGCCCCAGCCTCCGCCTCTAAATACTGCCGGCGTAGCCTGAATAACTTTATTCATTTCTTTTTTGCATTTAACGCATTTTAATTCGTGCTTTTCTTGGAAAGAGAAATACTTTTCTTCTTGTTTAGAACATTTAGCGCATTTGAATTCATAGAATGGCATCTTTGGTCTCCAATACCGCTTTAGCAAACACAATTCTTGCTTGTTCAAATAACAATTTATGTGTCCATGTCATCGGTTCCGGAGCCGGCACATCTAATATTGCTGAATAAATCCGGTCGCGCTGTTCTGCTAGGTGCATTTCTAATGTCTTTTCCATTTTAATCTAACCAAACTTTGTAGCCAGCTGTTACGCGGCCTTTTACCGGGTCAATAAAGTGTAGGCGCTGACTTGGTGTAGCACTAGCCGCAAGCATTACTCCTGCGTATCTGTTGTCGCTTTCGGTGCTTCCTGTTTGGTAGACGCTTCCCTGCCCGTTAGCCATCGCCCATTCTGCGTGCGTATGGTAATGCCCAATATAAACATCTCTAAAATCCCAAGGGTAAGAACCCGAGCGCCATCTGTTAGCGTGTTGAACAATTGCTCCCGGTGAGGCAAATCCGTTGCGGCCTACTTCGTCTCCATGTATAAGTAGCGCTTTGTAATTTCCTATTTCTACTCTTTGTATATCTTCCGGACAATCCTGCCATGTGAGTCTTTTTTCTCCTTGGAGTAATTGCTTTGCCAGCTCATAACACATGCGGTCAAAATTATCGGAGCGAGGAACATTATCGCGTTTAGAACCAATCCGCCCATGATTTCCCCATTCCGGAACAACGGTAACTTTCTTGTAGTGAGCGAGCGCATATCGCACAACATCTACGCACAACCGGCTCACATTTACATATTGCTCAAATAGCGTCGCGTCAATCTCGAATGCTTGGCTTGGAAAGTTGAAGAGGCCTTCAATCATATCTCCGCCGAATAATATAAATACTTCGTCTACCGGGTGGTCAGCTCTGTGTATTTCTGTAATCCGCGTAGCCTTTTCCGCAAATTCCATTACCCGTTTGCGCATTACTTCGCTGTTGTAACTTGTTGTTTTCTTTGCGCCTTGCCAATCTGTTAAGTGCCACAACGCTACTTCCGGTTTTTTGTTGTTTTTTGCAATTTTTGGTTCTGCTACCGGGTTAATTCTTCCTGCCGCTAGCGTTGCGTCGTAGGCCGCTTGGTGCGTTGCTTGCACTAGGTCGTCAGTTTTTTGTTTTGTTTCTAATAGTTTTTTTTGCGTGCGCATTAGCGCTCTTCGCAATTCAATTACATCGCTAGATTCAATGTCTTCCGGCATTTCATCAAATTTGTCTTTAAGGCTCATCTGTCATCGCAATCTCGCGCCCATGTATTGTGTAGCCGAGTTTGTCCTGCCAAGAATCGTCATGCGCCGGGTTAGCCACGCACCGCACCGACTTGTATGCGTCAAGCATTAGCGCAACTTTCCACGCCGGAATGTCGTCAGTAAATAACAACGCTCCCCAAATCCTGCCCGTTATAGCGAAATTTTTATGTGCGTCGCCGTATATTGTTTGGCGCTCTTCTAATATAGAGTCTATTTTGTCTTGTTTTGGCAACCGCATGCCCCCATTTTGTGTCTGCGTATGGCTTCGTTGCTACTTTTAATTCCTTCTGACCGCAACGCCATCAGCACTTCATTAGCTGAATAACCTTTAGCCCAAGCCGCGTCTAGCGCTTTTTGGTCTGCCGGTGAAAGTGATTCATACATTGCCATATAAGCACATGGATTTTTTTTCACTCTTTTTGTTTTAATTGCTTCGAGTTTATTTGCCAGCGTCATATTGCCTCCTGTGGATAATCCTACCTTGTTATCCCCAAAATACAAGAGCCTCCGGCTACTTCCCCAATGGCCGGAGGTTCTTCGTTATTTAGTTTTTATGCTTTTTTCTTAGCGGTTTTTTTTGTTTCCGCTTTTAATAGTTTGTCAATTGAGGCCGTCGCTTCGTCTGCCACCTTGCCAAACGCCGCGTCTTTTGGGTTAATCGCGCGCATTAGAGGTGCGGCAATAGCGATTACGCCAGCTGTTAATAGGTCGCGTGGGTCTGTCTTGCCCATTGAAATTGCGACTACAACCGCCACTAGGAATGCTCTTGCGTATGAGGCCAGCATGGCCTTTGTTGCTTTATTCATTTCTGCTCCTTTGGTCTTGCAATTGCCATAATCGTAGCGTAGCCACGCTTCTTTAGGTAGAACCCGTCGCCGTTGCTTTGGCTTCCTTTGCCGTCGCTTGTGTTTCCCTCGTAGGAGGTAATGTATTTGAGCGTAGTGTTATTGCCTTTAACAATTCCTACATGGTCAGGTTCTGCGTCTGTGTCGAATTGGAAGAACACTAGGTCTCCGGCTTTTGCTTGGCCTACCGGAACCAGCTGGTTATTTTTAGCGAGATATTTTAACCATTCGTCGCATGAGGCAAATCCTTTTGGCTTGCTTTTGGGAGCCACCATCAGTATTGCGCCCGCGTCGTAAAAAATCTTTGACGCGCTCATTGCGCACCAAGGTTGATGGTTTAGCCCGAACCATTTTCCGAATGTTGTATCGTTGTTTGCGCTTTCTTGATAGCCTACTAATCCTGCCGCGATTTCTAACACTTTACTCATTTGCTTCTTCCTTTTCTTCTTGTGTTTTCGTATTTTGCGTTCCGCCTAGAAATCCTACCGCCCCTCCTACTAACGCTGAACCTAAAGCCGTAATTAACTGTGTGGCGTTTTCGCTAATTGGAAAGTTTTTGTGAGTTAATACCGCTAACAATAATGACCGCCCGAACGCTCCTATTGCGATAATTAAAACTAACGCAACCGCGCCTTTTGTTAATAACAACGCAACTTCGTCATGCGTGTTTCTGCGGCTCATTTTTCGCCTTCTTCAATATGTTGGTCGAATCTTCCTGTCAGCTTTGCTAGGTCGCGTTCCATTCTGTCATTTTGGTCGCGTAGAGTGCTTCCGCCGTTGCGGTGAAATTGACTTTCAATGCTAATGAGTCGCGCATCTTGCGCCGTTAATCGGACATCTATTTTGCGCCAAGCCTTAAACGCTCCGGCCGGCAATAACACTACTACGGATATTAATTGTGCGACTGTTAATGCTGTGTTTAAGTCAATTTTCATTTGCGCTCTTTCGAGTTATGTCCAAGTAATAATGCGAACTGTTCCGTTAGCGTCTACTACTTTGGCTTGGTTAGTAGTGGTATTTAGCCATGCGTCGCCTTTTCGTGGCTGTGTCGGGTCTGATGATACATTAGGTAAGGTGAAGCGCGTAGCCGTTTCTAATTTTCTAACCCGGCTTAATATATCTTCAAAATATGCCCGTAAATCAAAAGGCTGATTTATGTATCCCATTTAGTATGTTCCCGTCGTTAGCGTTAATGTTACCCGCTCCGGACCATCTTCTCCCGGTGTAACGCTAAGTGCAACCAATCTATAAATTGCATCGTTAGTTGTCGGGAATCTGTTGTCCGTAATAATTACTCTTACTTCGTCGCCAATTTCGTATGTGCCGAATTGTGGTGCTTGGCTTGGCGGTGCTACTACTCTTAATGTTGTTGGAGGGTAACTAACTGCCGTAATTTGTCCGGAGGCCAATCCCGCTAATAGCGCGCTGTCTGTTGTATCTGAATAATTGGCTTGGTCTTCTAATAATGGCCAGCCGCTTGCCAACTTTGTTGAATCTGTTGCAATTTGAATTAACTTACCTTCGTTGCTTCCTGCGCCTAATGCGTAAATTGTATTTGCCGCAATTGTTCCGTCTTCCGGATATATGTATTCCACCATATTTCCCGGCAATTGAAATACCGGCGCGCTTGTTGATGTGCTTGAATATGCGCGGCCGCTTTTTGGATAATAGGTGTTAAACGATTTAGCCGGGTTTCCGTCGCCGTCATAATACACGCTAATCTCGAAATCAAATCCGCTTGTCTGTTTTGCGAGGTCTTGCACCGCCGCTAATACTTGTTTGTATTCGTAGTTGTAGTAAGTTCTAGAAACCAATATGCCCGATGTGCTTGATGAACCCGGGTCTTGGTTGTAGAGCAACCCGATGTTTCCTCCGGCCGCTCCTTGCGCGTTAGAAATAATTGCTTGTGCGAGCGCCAGCTGGTCAATGTTTGTGTATGCCAGCGTTTGGGTAATTCTGCGTCGCTCAAAATAAGATAGAAATTCTCTTGCTTGGAATGTCAATGTTTGAGTTGTTGAGTTGTATTCTCTTCCCCACAACACTCCACCCCAAACCAGCGTTCCGTTTCGGTCTACATAAACTGCCGTTCTTCCCGGAATTGTTCCGTTAGAAACATTTAGCCCCGCCGCATTTACTCCGGATAAAAGAAGATGGCCAGTAAAAGTTCCTGCGGTGTTTAATTGCTGTGTAAAACTTACTCCCGTTATAGGCAATTCCGCGAGGATTTGATTTGTGAGTAGGTCAGCGAATAAATACCTATATTGGGTAGTAGCCACTATTCGCTCCTTTTGGGCATTTGATGGTCGTCAAATTTGTTTCCGTAAATATCTTCGCCTTTGTAATATAGTCTACCAACCCCGTAAGGTTTTTCGGCATCTACTGTAATTCGTTTTGTCTTAAAATCGTTATACGCTTGTAATTCTTCAATTATTGTTTCTTCCGGCAATATCTCTTCTGCCATTTTTAGTTCAAATTTATCTCCAAAGTATCTAGGTATAGGCAATATCGCCGCTAATGCTGTTCCGGCTGGGAAGTGAACTTTAATTCCCGGGATTTGTAATTTTAAGTTTAGCGTAAAGTGTTGCCGCAGGTTGTCAGCTTCTACCACTCCCGTCATCACTGTTACATTTGGAATAATATAATTAGGCGGGTTGATAGTCATTAGGTTAATTCCCGGCGGCGTGCGTAAAAAGAATGGCAAGGTAATTGTAATAATTCCTGACCCGAAGTGTGAACCAATTGCCGGGTAGAGTTTGGCCGCTTCTTGTCCTATTGTGAATTTAACGCCGTCGGTTCCTTCTGCCCCGTTCCATTCCGCGTCAAACGCCCATTCACTTGTAATTACAAATCCATATTGATTGCCTATTGCCAAAGGCAAGCATCTGTAAAAATTGCTTGTGAACCAATCTCTTTCGTGAGATGGTTTTTTAATAATGTTTTTAATTCTTTCCGGCGCTAATTCTTGTCCTTCAAACGGGTCATGGAATATAGCGATAGTGTTGTCCGGAACTTTTATTTCCCGGTTTAACATTATTTATATTCTTTTCTGTTCCAAAATCTGTTTCTATACCCGTCGTAAAATTTCCAAACGATATGACGATGGTGCGCTTCGTATTTTTGCGTATCTAATTTTTCAATTTTGTGAGTGAATGAATCTCTTTTAATTGGAATAACTTGTGCAATTGGCGTTCCAGCTGGAATTATTCCTTCAAAATTTTTATCTTTCATGGCAAAAGGAAAGTTAATAGGAACATAATAGTTGTCCGTATCTACCATTCCTTCCAAAATTGTGAATGGTAAATCTCTGTGTGTAGGAGTAATAACTAAAGTTGAATAACCTTTTGGAGTAATTACAATCCAATCATTATTCCATTTAGACGCGGCTTGGTTTTCTTCGGAAGCCGGGTGATTTTGTAATTGAATTG